ACGCAAGTCGGCTTGAGTTGATGGCATTAGCAGAGATGCTCAACTTGCCAGACGCAATATCCAGTCCACCGCTTCCACCAGATCCACCAAGAACAGCGTCACCAGTCATCACGGTTTCGTCGATGATATTATTCATCTTCGTGCTAGTAATCGTGTCAGTAGCCGTAAAAGTGTAAGTTGTATTAACCGCGCCCATAACTTATTTCTGTGAGATGATTTGTCTATTTGTTACTGATCCAGCAACTTTGATTGAGTTTATCTTGGCTGAACCCTGTGTCCTTGTCAAGATCATGGTTCCTGTATAGCCTCTAATACCACCAAGCCTGCACCTAATGCTTGCGGTTTCAGCCTCTTGGTTGATTGATTGTAGGATTTGTCCATCAAGGAATTGAGTGGTAGTTCCAATAGTCGATGAGTTGTCTGGGTCTTCAGCGGCGAACTCAATTAGGTATTCAGAATTCTGGCTCGGCAACCCCTGCATATTGATCTGCGAGTCTGTGTACCTTTTCCGCTCCAATGTCTCAAGGTCGTAACCACGGGTGATTAGTTTGGACAGAATTGGTGCAGATGTTTTGACATCATTGGTGTTGGACACGCTGATGTTGTCATTTGAGTCATCAAATGCCTCCAATTGGTGCAATCCACCGTTAGCGGTAACAGCATATAGGTTGTTTCTAACCCCCGCTGAACCAACAATAAGGTCTTCGATCAAAAATCTAGTGTCACCAAAGGTATCTAGCGACTCCCAGCCTCCATTTAGGAAGTTGTATACCAAAATTGAGTTGTTCCCGCGAGCATCGTTAACGCCCGGAGCGGAATCCAGCGGAACCGCAAGGTAGTACCTGTTATCAAACAAGATTCCAACTGACTTGTTGGACAAATCCTTGTTGAGCCTGTCAATGTAAGGCTGGATGTTCTTGGAAATTGGCTCCTCGGCCCCGCGAAGGTTGTAATCGTTAAGGAACTCCACACCATACACCCCATCATCCGACAGGAACATCATGGTGTTGGCCCTCATGACCACAGACTTGCGAGCTAAGCAGCCAACCTCGGAGGTTAGTTCTGTAACCCTAGTGTCTAGAAGCGTCCCCTGCGTCCCCTTAATCTGGTGGATGCTGTTCCTGTTGAGGACAATCAACGCATCGTCGTAGAACCCATGCATCCCAACCACATAGTCAGCAGTACCACCAGAAATACGAAACTGGTTTTCGATCTGGTCAAAGGTCGTGGTGTCAAGAATGTCGGATACGGCAATCTCGTCTGTGATCTTGCGGTCGGTGTAGGTGACTGCGTTGTAAGCCCCAGACTGGTCGTAGTAGTACGGAACCCACAGGCGGCGTTGAAAGTGAACACCCCAAGGCGCACCCGGTTGATGCATAAACCCACCACCCTCGCTGAACCTACCACCAAACTCAATCTGACCAGTGGAACCACTTGCCGTGATGTTTGCCACAGGCGCAAAGAATTTGATATTTGTCAGCGTTGCAGACGACACTTGAAAGTCTTTTCCAACAATTGCAGAGAATTCTGGAACCGTGCTTTCGTAAACCCTAATAACATCACCAGCAAATACTGTATCATTGGATACGCCAAGGTTTAAGGAAACCTCTCCATTAGAAACCGAAACTTGGTTACCGCTAGAGTTAAATACTTGTGGTTGAGTGTAAGCCCCGCCCGGAGAGAAGGTGAATCCGTCAGTCATGGTGGCGGCAGTTACCACAAAGGTCTGGGTCTGACTTGTAGTAAAGGTATATTGGAACTGGTCTTGAGTTAGACCCGCGCCAGAAAGAACCGTAAATGTTCCATTGGCTGGAGTGCCACCAGTTAGACCAGCAATCACCACAGATGTGCCTGCCACAAGCCCGTGTTCACGGACGCGCATTGTAACGGTGGTTCCACTCTGTGACGCAGAAAGAATGGGCCTACCATTAGGATACCACTCCAACGCCTGCTGCCCCTCTCGGAATAGCATCACCTTGTCAAACACTTGAATCATGTCGGTGTCCGCGCCCAAGGCAGTTCCAGCTGGATATGCGATATTCTCTGGAACATAGGCGGAATTAGACTCAACAGCAGCCAAGTCAATCTTCTTAGCAACCGTGTCCAACGCCACAATCACATATTCTTTATTATTGGTGTTGGGGTCGCTGAACAGACAGGAGGCTCGGACATTGGCGTTAGCTGCATCGTTAATCGGCATCTGGGACAATGTGCCAGTCCCGGAAACCGCAGTCACCCCAGTTACGGGGAAGCTCAATTGGTTCGCTGAAACATAAGTCAGCACCTTGGCCCCGTTGTTGTTAGTGCCAGTAAAGGTCAGTCCAGCTACTACAGCATACCCGCTAGAACCTGCCTCAAACCCATGATTGGCGGACATGGTAATCGTTACCACATTTGAGGCGTATGTCGCTGACGAGATGGTCTTGGCAACATCAATCAAATAGAATGGCAACTGCAACGGATCACCACCAACGGTCAATGCCCCAGTTCTAGAAACCACCACCTTGCGGGGCTTCCAGTAACCCTCCATGCGCCCGTTCAAGGACTCTCTAACCTCCCCAGCCTTCAACTGGTTAAGTTGCAACCGCTGGTTTACGCCGACAAAACCACGATCACCATCCTCGGCAATCGCGTCATCTAACCCACCAGTGGATCGGAACTGCGACATTAGGCGCGGTAACCAATAACAACACCAGATGTCACGGCAAAGCTGTTGATCGTACCACCAAGGCCAAACCCAGCAGGGATCGTAATGGTGATCAACTTGGAACCAGAATCCGTAAGGTTAGGCGCAGAGATTGCACTCAACACCGTGTCGTTCACGAACTGAACCCAACGGAACGGGCCTACAGCACTGCCACCAGCATTGTACACTTGGCCGCCACCTTGACCCTGCAAATCGTATGAATCGCCTCTAGGCATAATCGTAATAAAGTATCAACCCAACACCATGTCGGGCATGCTTCTCAAATGCGGAGGGAATCACCATGCGTCAAGGGGGAACTTGTGGGTGTCATTGACCCCCCATTCACCCCACCCCAGTATATAGAGGATACAGAGGATACAGAAGAAGGTGTGATAGAGAAGACAAAGAAGATTGAGACGAAGTGGAATTGACACGCAGGGGATGAACCACTACCATCCAGCCAACAACACCTCCCACGCCTCTCTACGATGCGCACCAAGGGGGGTTGCTTTTTATCCTGTGTAGCTCAGGGGCAGAGCAAGCGACTGTTAATCGCTAGGTCGTTGGTTCGATCCCAACCGCAGGAGCCATAAGTCAAGCGTAAGTGCCACCCACGGGTTCGCGTGCCGAGTACCAAACGCTCTTGCAGAGGCGCGGGGTGGTAGCGTCAAATTGCAGGGGGAACGCCAACTTGGCAAGTTCCCAGTCGGGAACATCGGGGGGATTGGAGGGGGTGGAATGGGGAAATGCGCGTGAGCGGGAATAGTTATTTTACTTTTGACAATAAGACTCCTTTTGTTACAATCATCGCATGTCCAACAATTGTGGAACCTACATCGTCAAATGCGGCAACACCGCTTACATCGGATCAAGCTCAAATTTCCAACAAAGGAAGTCCGCTCACAAGCGTGACCTTGAGCGGGGAATCCACCCGAACCAAAATCTCCAGCAAGCCTTCGACGGGTCACAGGACTTCTCGTTCATCCCTCACCAGTACATCACCCCGGTAGACTGCCCAAACGAGCTACGCACCATCCTGCGCCACGCAGAGCAAGCCCTGCTAGACGAGGCTGCAAAATCCAACCTGTGGGTTATCGCAAACATCTCACAGAACGCATTCGGCCCGCACGCAAGACCAGACATGGTGGCAAGGTGGCAAGACCCAGAGTTCCGTGAGTCCATGTCGAAAATGATGCAATCCAGAGTCATTAGCGACGATACCAAGCGCAAGATGTCACTGGCGAAACAGGGCGCAAATAACGCCAAGGCTCGCAAGGTCATCGTCACAAACCCAGACAGGTCAGAGACCACCTTCAGTACAACCACCGAGGCCGCGCAGTTCTTCCGAATCTCGCAGCAACTCCTGCACCTCATGCTCAAGGGCAAGACAGCTTGGCCGGGCAAGGGGAAGTTCATCCGCAACAAGGAAAACGAGTGGATGAGTGAGTACGAGGCTAGGCTAGTGTAAGTTCCACTTTGGGCAATTTTTGAAGGGGGGGTTAATCGCTCCCCCTTTTTTTGCGCCCAGAAAAAACTGACCCCCCCCGCCCCATCCTATTGTTACAAGCGGTGACAAGGTTAGTAATATTGACTCCTGTTCCACGGGAATCCCCAGTATCTATCGGTGTTCCACGGGATTGGGTGCGGAGTCCGGTCATGCTGCCGTGTTGAGTAGCATGGCGAACACAAGATATGGTGGTGGTGATCGACCCTCGCGTGCGTGTTTGTGATTCTCTGTGCGAAAGCGGGAACGATTCCCAGTCCCTATTCCCATCCAATCCCCTTGATTTCCATCCCAACTCCTACTTCGCACCAGAATGCCCTACAATCGCTTTGACCCCCAATATGGGGTCAACACCCACAAGAAAGCCCCAGACGCTGTGTGAGCGATTCTGGGGCAATCTAGAGGGTATCTGGCGCGGTTTGGTGGAAGATGTTGGCTGTATGGGGTTAGACGAACTCCTGATACTGCCCGTTCAGGCGCAGGGGAAGGACTACATCTCGTCTGCCGTTGCGTAGCTTGCCAACCTTCAGCCCATCGTCAGCAATGAACAGAAGAGCGTCAGCGTCCTGCTCGATAGCGCGTGACTCTCGCACCTGATTGTTGTCGTTGAGTTGGCTTGCGCTGATGACCGGGCATTGCAGATGCTTGGCTAGCTGTTTGAGTCCACCAGAGACTCTAGCGACTTCCTCTTCCCGTGACTCTCGGCTTGAGCGTGAGCCACGAATGAGCTGCAGGTAATCGACCACAACCAGATCCAGACTGCCATGCAGGTCTCTGATGCGTTCAGCCTCGGCTGCAATGCTGTCGATGCTCTGGTTGGAACTTGAGTCTATCCAGAGGGGAGCGGAACTGATCTGCTCCACACCTGTCTGGATCTTCTGAAGCTCGTGCTTGGCTGCTGACCGCGGCTGCGTGATAGACCCGTAGTTCGTGTGGGTCATGGTCGAGATGAGTCTGCCGATAACCTCATGCGTCATCATCTCCAGCGAGTGTATTGCCACGGGTCGCTGGTCGGAGATGAACTTGCTGGCGATCTGGAGCATGAGGACTGACTTGCCTCGGCTTGGCTTTCCAGCAATAACCCAGAACTCACCCGGTCGCATGCCGCCGCAGATCTCGTCCAACTCGGCTATGCCCGTGGACATGCCGGGCAATCCGCCAGAGTTGTAGTCACGGAGCATGTTCGCAATGAATGCCTTGGATGCCTTCTCTGCGTCTATGCTGCGTTGCTTTCCACTCACCACCTGCTGGAGGCTTTGGAGTGTGGTACGGAACGAGTCGATAGCACTAGTGGCATCCTCGGCATCGGCAATCTGCCTCGCGGCCTGCTGGGCAAGCCTGCGTGCTTGAAATTCCTTGAGCGTCGAAACCCACTGCGTCCAGCCTGCGGGTGTGGGTGCGTAATTGTAGCACTCGACCACTTGACCGGGGCCGCCGATGCGATCAAGCTTTCCAGCCTCGTTTAGGTGCTGGATAAGCGATATAAGGTCATACTGGTTATTGTCGCTAGCTGGAAGCTCGCGGCAGGCTTCCCAGAGTGTCCTAGTGTCTGGGTGGTGGAATGAATCTGCGGTAATGCCGTCTGCGGCTGCACGCTTGAGCAGGTTTGCGTCCTTGAGGACGGACGAGATTACTGCCTTCTCGGAGGTGTGTGCGGATGGTATGGTTGGTTCTGTGTTCATTTGGTTGTTCTGGTTCCTGTGATGATTGTCAAAGAGTGTCTTGGTCTGTTCGCTATCTGAAACTCGTCAACGATTGCCTTTAGTGCTGCGTGCCGTCTAGCTGTGATCTCAATAACTTCTGTGAGCCTATTGACTTCTGCTTGAAGTTCCCTTCGAGACATTTTTCCTAGTCTTTTATAGCCGTATTTGTTTGGTCTGAAAATGTCAGCCCCTGTTGGTCTGAGGTCGTTCATGCTGGTTCAGATTCCGAACTGGTCGGAGGTTTGTGGTTTGCCTACTGGTTTCTCTTTGGCCTGCCAAGTCCTTACTGCGGCCTTCCACGATTTCATGGGTGACTTTCCGATCACCCAGCCTTTGGACTCGTAGTAGTCGCAGAACTGCTGGGCCTTGAGAAAGCGTGGGTTGAGGGTCATTCCGTAGGCGTGGACTTCGGGGATTGTTGGTTTCTGGAATCTCTGTGGTTTCTCCACTTCTTCCCCTATCTGTTCTCTTGACTGTTCTTTAATATAGGGTAAGTCCGATGGTGGGACTTCTAGAGGTCTCACTGTGGGACTTCTAGAGGTCTCATGGTGGGACTTCTGGATTTGGTAGATGACCTCGTTCCTGCCTCGGTGACGCTCGACGATGCCGCTCTTCTCAAGCTCGTCCAATGCCCGGAACACACTGCTTCTCGCCAACCCTGTCTCGGCGGCGATGGTCTCGATATGCGGCCATGCCTTGCCCTCGTCGCTGGCATTGTCAGCAAGCTTCAGCAGGACTAGCTTTGCGGCTAAAGATCCAACTGGAGTCTTCCAAGCCTGCGATGTCATGTGGATGCTCATGCCTCGTACAGATACAGGTACTTCTCGCAGTTGCGCACGAAATGCTCTACTGCCCGGCTGCGTGTCTTTTTAGACCCTCGGAAATGCTCCACGCAGATGCGGTCGAGGATTGCCCATGCCTCTGGTGACATGGTGATACTGGAGGCAATGCGGTGTTCCCCAGCGGGGAGCGGCTTGCGCCCAACCTTCGGCCTTGGAAGGTCTGCAATCATCTGCTGCAACTCGGTTGGTTTGTCAGGCTTGGTGATCTGGATTCTCATGGATTTGTTCTGTGAGGTCTTGAATGGCTAGTTCAAGCAGGTCTAGCTCCTGCGTGAGGCGTGTCGTCTTCCCGTGCTTCTCGGCCTTGAGTCGTCGGAAGTACGCCTCCTTTAGCGTTGCTAGGATTAGCCCTCTTGCTGTTATTGGTTGGTCGGTCATGGCATTTGTGGCAACTGGGAGACGAGCGGAATTCGGAGAGTGCTTTCGGAAGCCCGCAGGTCACGCAGATACGCCAGCGTATTGGTTCTGTCATTGGTAGGTTGGTGAGTCGTTGTCATGGTCTGCGCTTTCGAACGGTTCAAGGTCAAAAGGCCAATTGGAGATGCGGTACGAGCTATCGAACTTCATCTGTTTGACTAACTTTCCAATCTCATCAAGTTGCTCCTGCAATCTCTTGTTCTCGACGATCAGCGCATGCTCCCGTTGCTGCGTCTCCCGCAGGATTCGGCACAGGCTAGTGACGCTGATGTGTTCTGATGCTTGGTTGCCGCAGCATCCGCACTCGTAGTCCGTGGGTGCTACCCAGTCCTGCTTACAGGTAGGGCATTCGTTGTGTTCTGTGTTCATGGTTCTGTTAGATGCTATTGTCTTCGATGAATTCTCGCTTGAACATGCTCTCCACGATGTCTGGATGCCATGACATATAGGTCATTAGTGTGCGGAATACTGTGATCATTTCGTCCAGAGGCGCATCGCGTGAAAACACAAATTCCATTCGTGATCCTTCGTTGAGGATCTCAATTTTTATTTTTCGGTCGTATTGCATGGTGGTGTTGGTTGTGGTTTTGGTTGTGGTTTGTCCTTGCGGAAAATGTCTTCGTAGTGCTGCCCGTAAACCTCGGCGTTTACCGGGCGCGGGGAGTCACCCTTGCCTGCACTCATGGCTTTCCTCCTTTCACAGCGGCTAGAGATTCTAATTCCCCCTTAATTGCCGCGCACCACATTGATTCGGTAAACCCGCCATCGGATGATTGTCGCGCGAGCTTCTCATCTATGCGAGCGTCAATGTACTCCATTAGCTTATCCAATAATTCTTTATTCATCGCTCCCTCCTTTCACGGCGGCGAGGGCTTCCATCGCCTCATCAACATAATGCCTTTTCGGAAGTCCGTGCATATAGTCTGGAGCGTATGTTAAAAGCCCATCTAATAACAGCTCTAGTGCATCGACCAGATTGTCGCGTTGCAGCATCATAGCGTTTGCTTCAAGCCGATAGCGTTCTGCTTCCTTCTCCAGCTCACAGTACGCATCTTCGTGAACCTTGTACCCTAATCCGTAATCTTCACTCACGCTGCACCTCCTTTGTACTGCAGGTAGGCCCAGCCTAGCGCAACCCACCATGCTATTACTGCGGCGATGATTGCCACCCGATCCCAGCGGACATAACGCTGGCGGCGGGGTGGTGGGATGATTGGTAGTGGCAGTGGGTGCTGTTCCAAGTATCCAAGTGTGTTTTTGTTTTCTAGTCGGTACGATTTCATGGTTGTTTGTTGGTTAGTAGCTGTGTACGAAGTTATGAAGCAGGATTGCCGCCTTCACGCTGAACCATCCGATGGCGCAGCAGGCGATGGTTTGGGCGATAAATGTAATTGCTTTCATGTTGGTTGGTGGTTGGTGGTTGGTGTTAGGCAATGCAGAAGGACTCTTCATCGTATGCTTCAATCCATCCCGTGCTGAATCCGTGATTTATTGCGGCAAATGCCATGGTGATTGCGTTGTCGGAATTGACTGCGGGTGATTGTGTTTTCAATTCTTGTGCAATTTGATCTGCTGTAACTGGACCGCAGGCGCGGACATATTGGATTGCGATGCTTATTGGGTCGTTCATGGTTCTGGTTGGTTCTGGGTTGGTTGGTGTTTAGCGGAATTTCACAACTTGGTAGTCAGCGCCAATCCATGCAGGAGTTGACGCGACATCATCGACATAAGCGTGAGCAGATGAATCATCTGGAAATGATCCATGATATTGCCCATCAGCGGAGAACAGGGCGAATCGGGCATCGGCCCGGCGCATGGGGTTGATCGTCCAAGTGGACAAGGCGTATTCTGCGAGTTTCTGTGTTTTCATGGTTCTGGTTGGTGGTTATTGGTTCAACTTTTTAGCAATGATCCATGCTTTATTCTCAAGCCCTCTTCTTGCTCGGCCATCATCGCACCAAGGTGCTGATTCTTCTAATGCCAAAACAACCTTAGCTGCATCTTCTAGTGACAGGTTGTTGACACCACTTGTGATTTTGATTCCAAGTGGAATTTCACTTGCGTTGATTGAATCGGCTTGGAATTGAGTGAATGTGATTTTCATGGTCTGGTTGGGTGTCGCTCGCGGCGACAAAAGAAAGAAACCATATGCCCGTAATAAACTCAACAGAAAAAAGAGGGTGAGGTGAAAATAATTCCACAACACCCTGCAACCCGCTTAAACACTAGGGTTTTTCTACTCCAACTCGTCGTCGAGGCCGGGGTAATCGGGCAATTTCGATGGCTCCGGGACAGGTTCGGAGGCAAATCCACGCTCATCGATGATCAGTGCCTTGGCTAGGATGGCGTAATTAACAAGGTCGAGACAGGCATCTTCCGCAGACTCGTTAGGCACAGCGAGCTTGCCATCATTAGCAAATGATTTCAGTCGCTGCAGCTTGTCCTGCATGCGTAGTAGTAGCCCAGTGATCGGATGCAGGCCTAGTGACTCACTAGCCTTGAAGTTAGCAAGCGCATCATGCGCATACTCACCTCCAGAGTAGTCGTTATTCTTTACATCCATGATCGCCAATGCTTGGCGGCATGTTTCGTTGTGTACCTTTAGCAGTGCTTGTTTGTTCATGTCGTTTGTTCCATGTTTTATAGTTATTCTCGTCAGCAAAAAAAGGGTCATTCTTCATTAACCATCGTTCGCATGCGCGGCGAACATCTAGATACATCTCTTGTGGGAGACCATCTTCGGCTAGTGTTGGGTTTCGGACGAACCTAGGCATGCGTGTTGTTGTTAGGTGGCATTAACAATAATGCAGCCACCATTGCAATCACCAAAAAGTATGTGATGTCGTTATGCATTTATCAGGCGGTGTTTGATTCGTGATAGGTGTTCGCATGCGTCAACAAACTCTCCTGCGTCATGCTTGTTTGTTAGGGATGCTAGATCATCCTCTAGGCAGTCCAAGCAAACCCTGCCACCTCTCGCTGCCTTCTCGCACCCGTCACGCTGGCATGTGCTATAGGTGCTTGGCCACAGCGGGAACTGGTATTGTATATCGTATATGAGTTGGTCAACGGTTTTCATAGTCCTCGCATTCTGTTCCTTTCCTGCTCGATAAGTTGTTTCCATGCCGTCACTTGGAAGTTTTCGTCCGCCAGTTCCCTCCAGCGTTCCGCCTCGGCCTTCCAGAGGTCTCGTTGCGCTGTCACGGACTCAAGCGTGGTTTGCGAAACTTTGAGTAGGTTTTCCAAGTACTCAATCCTGTCGGTCGCTGTCATTTGGTCGATGATCATGGCTCCCTCCTTTCACGGCGGCGGTAAAGACGGCAATAGCAGCATCTACGCGCTGCGCATCCTCATACTTTTGCCAAAGATATTCACCACCCCACTGAGAACGA